GATCGTGTCCGCGTCCGGTTCCTCGTTGACCATATCCATGTGAAGCACAGGCGCCTCATAGGTCCGCATCATCGACTGCGTGCCGGTCGGATATGCCGTGCCCGAATCGTCTGCCACGTTCTTCGCCGTGGTGATCGTGCCGTTTGAAGCACGGAGCGGCAGGCTTCCCTTGTACTCGCGGAAAATGATGCCGCCGAATTCAAAGACGCGGCCCCAGTTTCCTGCGACATTCATACGCAACAGCGAACGGTGTTCCGTGCTGTTCTGCGCATTGAGCCAGAACTTCTCGACCTTCGGGTGGCTGATCAGCTTGCCGAAGAACTTGGTATCGACAATTGAATCGATGCCCGTCGTGGTTTCACCGAGAAGCTTGCTCTGGATGTGGTCGACGACCTCCTCACACTTGGCGCGGACATCGGTGGCTTCGGTACCGAGAACAAAGTCCACTTCTTTCTTGACGATCCCAAAGACCGAGTAGAGATCGTATAGGGTGCGACCTTTGCCGTCCTTGATCAAACCCTTGAGCATGCCCAGCCGGATGTACTCGAGCGTGATCGAGTGGTTCTTGCGGATCAGGTCGAGTTTCCGGAAGGTCTCGCGGTCAAGCGAACGGGCATCAACAACGCCGTTCATCACCTGCAGCAAGCCATCGAGATCGCCCACAGCGATCTTCTCCAAATGAGGGAAATGCGGGATCTGCAGGATAACACCGCCTTCACTTTCCGTGTCGCCGATGCTGGCCGGCGATCCGGGTTCTTCAGCGGACAGAACAAAAATCTGGCCATTGCGATAGTCCACCCGGACAAAGCGCGACGCCTTGGTTTCGACCGGTGCAACACCGAGCGCATTGAGCAGACCGAATTCATTCGGCAGACGATTCACCTCTTGGGTGAGATCGAGACCTGTGTATGGGAAATCAAACATTTTCATCTCCTGACGGCGCAGCCCTGCCACAACCGATCACTTTTGAAATTGGCGATGCGGAGCGCAGCCGAAACCGCGCTCCAGGTTGGTTAGCGGATCTTGATCCCCAGGCTTTTGATCATCTCGACAGCCTGGGCCTTTTCGGTCGCTGTGATCCCGTCGGGCCACTGGATCGCAGAGGCGGAAACAATCGCCGGGCCATTGTCGAGCGAAAGGCCGGTTGCGGTCACTCCGTCCGGAGCGGTCGTGTTGCGGAGAGACAGACCGACGATCCGCCCGCCTGGCTCCCAGGCCACCCGCTCATTGGCGTCCGCCTCCTGGTCAATCACAACGATAACCTCGAAGGCATCTCCCTCGACGAAGGCTGCCGCGCCGCCAGAAATGGTGAACTTGATCTGCTTGGCAAAAGCGGCGCCACCAGTTGCGGTCCCGATCGACTTGCCGTTCGGCCCCTCGACGCGGAACTTTGAAGTGCCGTCGGCGCCACCGGTTGTGCAGGTAATCACGTAAGTTCCTTCAACCACGGCACTGGTGGTAGCCGGATCGGCCAGTGCAATGGTGCCGTCGCCGGTACCGCCTGCAACCGCGGCCGCTGTCGCGGAAACAGAACCAGCGGCCAGCGCATAGGCCAAAGGAGTTCCGAGAAGCACAACGCGTTCTGCACCGTCACCGGCGGAGAGCGTGTAATCCTCGCGGCAGAACTGCGGATCGTACTCCAGCTTGAGCAGATCACTCTCACGAGCTGGAGCGGTATGGGAATAAAAGGAAAGCGACATGGCTCTCACTCCGTCAATGCGGGCCAGATGCCCTGATTAGAAAAAGGGGTGAACTCGTATCAGCTCGGCCGGTTGGCCTTCGCCAGTCTGGAATCGACCAGTGTTGAAAGGCCGCTCTTGGCTTCCGGCTTTCCGCCACCGCGATTCATTCCGGCGCCATCAAGGCGCTGGCGCTCGTAGGTCGACGGGTTGTCCTCGGTGTTGTTGTCATCGCTCGCGGGTGCAGCGGCCAGAATGGCCTTGGCGCTTTCAACAGCTACGCCATTGTCCGCGAGCAGCTTGGCCTGGTCTTCGCGGCCCTTGGCTTCCTCAAGCGCCATGATCGCATCACGACGATCACGATCGTCCTTCTCAGCCTTCATGGTGGCGTTTTCAGCCTTGAGGGTTTCGAGTTCGGCGGCCAGCTTGTCCGCCCGTTCCTTGTCCGTCATGTCAATCTCCTTCGGTTGACAGGGTGACGCCGGGGCGGATGCCTTCGGCTCATGCGAGACCTGGTTCAGATCCCATTTCTTTGATTTCGAGAGAGCCACCAGCCGGTTGGGCGCGGCGGCATAGAGTCGGTAGTCAAACGCGGCGACGGCCTTGGCCTTGGCCTCGCCGATGTCATCCGCGAAACCCTCGGCCACAGCCTCGTCCGGTCCGAACCACCGCTCTGCCTTCATGATGTCGCGGGCTGCCTCGATGGTTTTGCCGGAGCGCGCGGCATAGACCCGCGCATAGGACGTGGCCAACGCCTCCAGTCCTTCAATGGTCTTGGCGTGATCGGCCGAGTTGCCGAATGTCATGCCGGCAGGATCGTGGATCATCATCACCGAGCCGGCAGACATGGTGATGGTATCGCCAGCCATAGCGATCAGAGAGGCTGCCGATGCCGCAATGCCGTCGACCACGAGGTTGGTTTGCCCGGACCTGCGCCCAAGCATGGCGTAGATCGCTGCACCCTCGGTGGCGTAACCTCCACCCGAATTGATCAGGACTGTGAGATCAGCGTCATCGTCAATCTGCGCCAGCGCCACCAGCACTTCGCCCTGGGTGAAGCCGTCGTCCCAAAAGCTATCGCCAACGAAGCCGGTCAACGTCAGTTGACCGCCGTCAAGAATACAAGCCATTTGATGATTTCCTTCAGTAAGGCCGGTGTCTCACACCGATCGCATAGCGACGGCGTGTCTTCCTGCCGCTCGCTTCATCGCATTTCCGGTCCGCCTCGGAGATCAGCCGATCAAGCGCCGCCGGATCCGCCTTGGCGAACTTGACCATGTCCTCGCCAAAGCGCGTTTCTGAAACCGCCTGGCCGGTTGCCAGGTCACGGCGGAGCTGGCGAAGATCGATCGCCTCCTGGCACCAGTCTTTCTCAGCCATTCGCCGGTTCCCTCATGCCTTCTGCCGCAGCACCATTTGGTCCTGCCCCGTCCCCGCCGATCCGGCGTCCATGCGGAGCTGCAATGACGCCGTCTAGCTTCTTGACCTCGCGGGCGATCTGGTCGGTCTCTTCCTCCCAGTCGAGCCCTTTGGCCGCGTAGATGCGCTGAAGCGTGGCGGTGCCCGATTCCAGCTCGATCTTGTTGGCGAGAGCGGCCTTGTAAGGATCGGCCTCGGGCTTTTCCGGTCCGCGCCATTCAGCATCGACAACCCGTTCAAAGTCTGCACGGAATGCCCGATAACCGCCCTTGAATGGTATGCGGCCGGTACCGATCATCTCATCGAGCCAGGCTTCATAAATCCCCTGAACGAACGGCGCTGCGATCCGCTCGCGACGGCGGGTTACAATCGGCCAGATCGAAGCCACACTCATACGTGTCGAACTGTAGGAGGCATCCGAGTGATCCATAGTCAGGTTCTCGAATGTGATGCCCAAGCAGCGGGCGATCTCCCGCTGCATGTTTTGCTGGAACGGAACATATTGCGGACCGGGCGTCTTGGTGCCGTGGATCTCGAGCTCCTCGCCAGGGCCGAGATGATTGATCTGGCTCGCGTCCCCGCCGATTGACAGGGTCTTGTTCTTGAGCGCGTCAATCCGGTGGTTCCAGACCTCCAGAAGGTCCGATACAAGTTCCTGGGCTCCCTTAATGCTCGTGCTTTCCTGGAGCATTTGCAGGCCCTCGAACGCCTCGGCTGAGGCTTCCGGGCTTCTGATTGTCGCGGCAAAGGCTGTCTGCAACAGCGCAGTGGTCAACGTCGCATCTGCTAATTGATCGCTCTGAGCGATCGTCTTGAAGCACGGCGTCATCGGCGAGATGCCACGCGGACTGTTCGGCGTGGCTCCCCGGTCCATCACATGCAGCACCTTGGTCAGCCCGTTGCCGAAGCGGGCGGGCACATCGACTTCGCGCTCGACGCCCGATTCATTCCGACGGAACTTATAGGCCTGCACCCTGCCTATCTCGTCATGATAGACGCCACCATCCCAACCCTCGACCAGGCTGGTCTTGTGCGGAACCCGATGCGGCGAAACGAGGCTCACCTTAGTGCCGGTCTTCACCCCGTATCGGGCCCGGGTGGCCGCATCCATGAAGTCGAGAATCCCGAACCCTTCACCGGAAGCCAGGTAGTACCGCATCACGCCGTCCAGCGCTTCAGCCACTGTAGACTTGCCCGCAAGATCACATTCGGCCGGATTCCAGACGTAGCGCCGCCATTCGTCTTCCACCTGGCGGCAAAACGCGGAACGCTCCGCGTCGTCATAACCGAGCTTGGACAGATCAGGTCGGGCATTGAGCTTCAGCTCGACGCCAATCGTGTCGACGATGATCTGGTCAGCAGCCCCGGCAATCCAGCCCGAATTCTGCATGAAGTCGAATGCAAGGGCGAATGAACGCCGGACTGCCTCGCGAATGTCGACCTTCACGTCGCGGGTGACGGCCCGCCGCATGGACAGGACGCCGCCGGTATCATGCCCCATGTACCGCATCCGCGGCTTGGCAGTCGCCTGCACGCTTACCGCTTTCGGTGAAGCCGAACGCGACTTTCGCTGTTTTCCCTTCCGGCTCATGAGTAGCTCTTCCATTTCGTTCGCGGCCGTACCGGCTTCTCTGGCGCAGATTCCGGCAACTTTTCCGGAATGGATTTCTGGACATTGTGAGCCGCTGGCGAAAGCAGATCCGTGTCCGGCGAAGGCAGCAACCGCGAGCGCAACGCCTCCCATTCCACCTTGGTCATGCGGGTCAGGCCCAGATGCTCGGCCATCGCCATCGCATAGATACGGCAATCGAGCAGGTGGTTGTCGCTGCGGATCCGCTTCCATTCCTCATGGTAGCGGCCATTCTTCATCTTCTGCTCAAAATACTCCGCAGTGATCTGCTTGAAGTACTCCTCGCCCTGCCATTTGGCGAAGTGGCAGTAGCCTGGCGGATCGAACGGTTCGCCAGCGGCCTGCCCGGTCTTGTGCAGGTTGGCGTAGAACTCGCTCTTGAGCGACCACGTACCAACGGCCCACACCCGAGCGGAGCCGAACTTCTTTCGCTTGCCGCGCTTGGTGACCGACTTGTTGGACGGCACACCGATGGCAGGCACTCCGCGACCAGGCTGTCCCTTGATCGCGTAGGTGTTCGGCCGCCGGCGGCACCACTCCATCACCTGGTTGGTGCGGCCGCCGTCGCCAGCATCCACCGCGAAGGCATCGATAAACCGCTCACGCCCCCAGGCATCGAGCACCGGTCGCCGCCAATATGCGTCGAGGTCGAGCCAAGCGCCGGCCTGCGGATTGTCTGTCGCCCCTTCAAAATAGGCGTAGTCGACCGTCCAGGACTGCCGATCTTCTGCGAATGCCACCAGTTCGGCATAGATGCCCTTGTGTTGCACATCCGCAGCGCCCACAAAGAGTAGGCCTTCAGCCGGGATAACCCGCTGCTGATAGTCCTCGCGCCGCTCCATCAACCGCTGATGATCGGGAGCGTTGCCGCGCATCGCATAAGGCAGAGCCTTGTAGAGGTTCGAGAAGTCCTTCGCCCCCGCCTCTCCCTTGCCGAGCGACTCAAGGTAGTCTTCCGCAATCGCCTCGTAGCTCATCATCAGACTGATGAAGGCGTCGACATGAAACCCCGGCTCCCGGTCCGGGCCCGGAGCCGTGGCAATGTAGCGACCGGCCCGAACCGCAACGACGCGCTCGGTCTCCGAGATCTCGTGCATGCAGTTCTCGCACTGGTACCGTGAACGGTGCGGGTGCTCCTTGTCGACGATCAGGTTCTCAAAGAACTGGACCTGCTCGAACCCGCACTCCGGACAGCGGATGTTCCAGAACCGTTGATCGGAACGCTGGAAATCCCGGTCGATCCGGCAATGCCCCGGCCCGTCTCCGTTCTCCTCACCCGTGTCGATCTCCGGCGTCGAAAGCGCGAAGATCTTGTAAGACTTGGTTCGCCGGAAGGCTGTGAAACGTCCGAAGTAGAGCGTTTCCGGATCAGCACCGTTCGGCAGTTCCTTCCACTTGCTGACCTCATCCTTGACCCCGAACCGGCAGGTCTTCGAGGACAGGTCCATCACCGTGTTGGCGTTGCCCAGATAGATGGCGCCGCCGGCGAATTTCTTCTCATAGGTCGTTGATCCGACGCCCGACCGGCTGGTCGACGGATAGATGACATCCTTGCCGGTGTGCTTCTGCCACTCGTCGATGAGCGGCTGCAGCTTGCCCGAATTCATGTCCTGCAGCGCATCGATGCCCGGCACCGCGAACAGGATGTTGTCCGGCGACACTTCCGCCAGATAGAGCGACCATGCGAGCCCCAGAATCGACACCCCGGTCTGCTGCGCCTTTCTGACCGTCACATGATTGCACGGATGCTCGATTGACAGGCAATCGGCAATCTCAAGCAGATACGGCGCATCGGCCGCCGACCACAGCTCACCCTTGAGCGGGCCGTCCACCAGAATGATGTTCTTGCCCAGCCAGCTCCGAAACGTCTCCGGCCGTGTCGGCCGGATTGCCTCGGCAAGTGATGCGAACGCCAGACGCTCGGCGCCAGGGTGACGAATGACGTGGACGGTCACGCCTCGGTCTCCTCAATTGCCGGATCATGCTCTCGCGCCTGGACCGCGAGATTGGCCAGGAGCTCGGCGATCTTCGTATTCACCTCGAAGGCTTTCTCCCTGAGCGCCACCCGCAACCCGTGAGCGCCTTCCTTCGAGACCGCGAGCGCAAGATCGTCAGCCGAGTTCGGCAGCCTTGCGACCGTGCTCTGGATCTCGCGGCCGGCCCGGACGAGCGCCTCCGCCAGCATGTCGGCGCGCACCAGGTTGCCCGCAACTTCCTGCTGGCGCAGTCGCTCCCGCCCGACCTTCAGCCAGGCCTCCTGGCGCAATGCCTCGTCGCGCGAGTTCTCGGCCGGGCCACTCTGCGGCTTCGGACCGGCAGAGGATGGCGACGATGCACGAGCCGCGGAGACTTTCTCCGACGATGCAAACCGCTCGCGCAGATGATCGAAATGCGCCAGGCTGAACCGGACGATCCGCCCGCGCCCGTCGCGTTCAACTGGCAAGCCCGACTTCTCCGCAAGGTCGCGCACCAGTTTGGTGACTGCCTGCTTGGTTACGCCGTCACGCTCGGCAACATGGGCAGGCGCAACCATGATCTGATCCATGACGCCTTTCACCAGTTCCCTTGTTCAATCTGACAACCCTCCCCACTCATCTGACAACCCTGACAACCCAACTTTGCGGACAGCCTGACTGGCCGTTTTCCGGGAGCTTTCCCCCC